GAAAATTTCTAAATAAAATAGATATGAAAAAAGAAAAGAAAGAAATCAAAAAGCTCAAAGAAGGTGATGAGGTTCTCTTCACATTATCTGGAAGACCCATTATTGAGAAAGTTACAGTGGAATCTATCGATAAAAAAGGTGGATTTGCAATGCTTAGTAACCGAGTAAAAGTTGCAAGAACCTTGGGTCCTGATGATACATATCCAAGATTGGATGGGCAAAAGGGAGAAGTTCGTCCGCTTACCGAAGAAAATGAAAGAGTATTCCTTGCATACAAGGCCTATTTCTCAATTAAGAGAAACATAGAATTACTTGATAAAGGGATGAGAAGTATGAAAGATTCGAAAGCTTTCGATATGATGATTGAATTTGATAAGAAACTTACCAAGATTATTAACAAATACTTCAAAGAACAATGACTACAGTATTAGCGATAATTTACTTGGTATGTTTGCCATTCACGGTATTTTTTGTAAGGGCTTGCTTGGATTATTTACCCTATACTCACAAAATACACTCTCTCGTTTTATTCATCTCGGTATGGATAGTATTACCTCTATTTCCGATTTATCTATTAATATTTCCGATTTATCTATTAATCAGATACATAAAATACAAATTACTATGAGATACTTTTTTGACAGAGATGGTAATTATGCTGGATCATCAATGCAAGGGTGGGAGATTCTTCTCCTACTCTTGTTCCCAGTTGCTTTAATAATTTTCCTCGTATTCTTACCCTTCTATGTATTTCATAAATACAGTTCTAGAGAAGAGGATAAAAAATACGAGGAAGAACATCCAGAAATACTAAAAGTAGATTCTTATATTACCTGCTGGTATCCCTGGCATAGGTATTCTGTTGCATATACTTTAGCTTTGATATTTTGGGTATGTGGGTTACTAATTAGCCTATTGAATTAATTATTTGACTGACACATCATATATGTACTTAGAGTCTTCTTGAGGAGAATAACCATAATCTACTACTTGAGGATTAGCCCCATTTTGAATGGCAAAGTCATTATTTTTTGAAATTGTGCTACCTTTGACTAAAGTATAAATATACTCTTTTACATCACCAGATGATACACCATATTGAATCTGTATTCTAAAGGTTATATCGCTAGCTACTAGTTGATCTGACCTTATATCACACTGGCCCTGGGTGTTAGAGGTTGAGCTTTTAAATACACTTATTGTGATGTTAGCTGTAATTTTAGCCGTAGTTTGAGTAACTGGTATACTAAGGTTAGCATCCCCACAGGTTAAGAAGATATGCCCTGAACGGTTAGCTCCAGTTTGATTACTCGATAAAGCAGTCAGGGTTAACATGTAATGGTTCTCAAGAGTACCAACTGAGGCAACGGATACTGAGCACCAATTGGGAGCATTACCCACATGGGGAGTTTCTGGCTTTTTAGACCCATCACTACCCTTTAAATAGGCCATTACAAGGATTTGAGCGATATAACCTTTACTACCACCTAAAGGCAGTGAGTTTGAAACCACTTTTATGTATCCAGTATAGGTAACACCGGATCCCTGAGTTACTGTGAGATTGATTTTGTTATTAGACCCATTTTGGGTAAATGTCAGAGTAGTAGACCTTGAAGACCCAGTATTTTCTGAATAGTTAATTTTTACATCTAAGTAACCATCTCCAACGGTAACTCCTCCCCAAGTAGCCCAACTTACGGAGGCTGAGCCCAAAGTACAAG